AAGTACTTGGCGTTCATGTCTTGCAGACCTTGGTTCACCACGAGGTTGTGGAGTTCCTGAGACCACTTGACTTGGCCGTCTGCGCCCACACACTCAAGCGTATAAACGCCACAAGCAGAAGCTTTGTCTGCATTACCAGCCGCACGGGTCAAAGATGCTGCTACAACATCGACTCCAGAAGATTTATCTAACATCATGTTTCGCTCCTTATGCGATACGTATAATTGCCGAAGTGTTGGTAGCAGCGGGGAACTGCACCGTGAAAGTACTCGCTGACGTCTTGTTCGCCCCAAAATCCAAAACACAAATAGCGGGGTTAGACAATCCGTCTGCCTTATAAATCAAGGCCCCCCGAGCGGTTATAACGCCTGACCAACTGGCGTTGGCAAACGACCAATACGTCACCGCAGAAGGACCCGTAGCACCTCCAACAGTCGGCACTGTCGTGATTGTAAGCGTATATCCGCCAGCCGTATAACCAGTGTCAGTAACTTCGCCAGTAGTTGTGTAGCTCGGAGTATCAGAATCAAGCGTGGCGTCGTTGGTGTACAGGGCTATCTTGAACACATCAGTTGTGCCAGCGCCAAAATTAAACAGACCTGTCGCCAGACCTGTCTGAAATACGTTGCACTTGTAGTTCCCGGTAAAAGCCATTACGTCACCGCCTGCCTAAACTGACCAGAACGATAAGCGTCTTGACGCTCCATACCATCACCAAGACGTTTAGCCAAAGCAAGCGCTTCACTGTACTTTCCGTTGTACAGGGCTACCATATCGGTCTCACCCTTCATATAGGTGATAGCCTCTACCAGAGTGCCGTACAACAAAACGCTGTCAAAATTGTCGCCAAGCCATGTAGTGCTGGCTGTCACAATTGATTCTGGATAGTAATAATAGTGTAACTCTACGTTGTAAACCGCATTTGGGGTTGGGCCTAGGATAAAAGAGAGTTCGTTTGTAATCACGTTGGACACCACTGTCGGACCAAACAAGGCGTAGTACTTGGGGATAGCAGTGTCTGTTGGGCTTGGGTACGCCTGTCTTATGAAGTTGACATCTTTGTTTAACAAATACTCATACACTCCGGTGCCGTCAATCACAGCCATCGAGTAGACCGCTAAGAAATCACTTGGGCAGGCTAGATATTTGTTGCTTGTAGATGTAACGCCCACTACGTTTTTACGTATGGATGGGAACTGAACGGAGTTGTAGATGCGCTGCTCCGCCTGCCGAATGAACGTATTCATATCAGCAGTGGGGAACGTGTTCTCTGTGTAATCAGAGACGGCAGTTACAAGCTCCGTATAGTTCACGCCATCGGCCCCCGAGCTGTGATGCCCTTAGTGGCTGCGCCGTTGCCGCGAGTCACGGTGCCGGAGGTCTTAGTAGTAGGACCTTCTGGGTCTTTCTTTACGTAACCAACTGACATGTCAACGGTGTTGCTACTGCTGCGATTGACACGTGTTTCTGTAACAGGCCCGCCGCTCATAGTGTGGGGCTTGGCGTATGCCGAAGCCGGTAGGTTGTTTACTTTAGCCATTTTAACCACCCCTGCCTGAACCGCGCTGATTCATGACTTTCGCCATGTTGCGTCCATAGCTCTTCATCATTTCGTTAGTGATGCCGCCTTTAGCCATTTTCTTAGCGCCGGGATGCATGCGTGACTCGTGACCCTTGACCATTTTCTTGGCTTCGGTGTCCGCAATTTTCTTTACTTGCTGCTTATCCATAATTAGCTCCTACGTAGTTGCAACTGTAACTGTACCAATTTCTATGTTTAACACCAAATTATTTGGCGTTAATGCTGCGTCAAAAAATGCAGCACCCCCAACGGGATTCCACCCCCACTGAAATATCCTGCTACCCCCGCTCAACACACCCTGCGCATCTTGAGCCGGGCTGTTGGTCAAAACAATCTGAAGCCCTGTACGCCCAGACAGCTTATAACTCAGGTCAGGACGCGGCTCGCGTACCCCTTGCGGATCATCTACTGGGTACATTCCCAATTGTAGTTGAGGGTGGTCGGGGTCCCAGCACTGCGGGCAGACTTTGATTTGGTACGGTTTAGTCTTTACAACCTCATTTTTTAAAGATGTCAGTTTAAACCTAAACCCACATCGATCACACTCCGCAATCGAGTTTTTGCCAGAAGAAAACCTGTTACCCATTAGGTACTGCTCCCAATGAACATCTGGCGTGGTACTAGCCTGAGTGCTGCCCTTTCTTGATCTTCATCTGCTGCTGTCATCCATGCTTCGTCATACTGCGCTTTTAGGATAGGTAAACGCTCCATGCCGCCGGGCACTTTGAGTGCAATATAGTAGGAGAGCCCCGCAACCATGCAAGGCACAAACCGGAACGGGACATCCATGACGTTCACACCATTACCGGCATCCTGTACTCTGCGCATGCGCCAGTACACAAATTGGTAGGTCTGCGAGTTATCGGGTGTCGGCCACACCGTAACCCTAGGTAAATTCTGTACGTATACGGCTGTACCAGTCGTGTGGGATGCGGCGGTAGTTCCGTTCTGCCCACGGAAGCAACCCCCTAAATCGTTACCGCTTATGTACTCGTAGTAAATGGTTTCGGAGTCTACTCTTATGTATCCTGTGGTAGCCAGCCCTGCTGTAGAAGACAACGTGATAGTAGTAGCCGATGCATTCAAAGCCCCACTCAGCGTTACCCCTGTTGGAGATGTCTGGCCGTCCAACCGCTGATACCAAACTTGAATGGGACGGGCTTGGGTTAGTTTGTTAGGGATAGTGGCGTACGTAGAAACGCTGATACGCGTGATGGTCAAGTCCGACTGTGTAGCGCTGTTGTTAGCCTGAGTGCGGATGACGTGATCCAGCAAATCCACCGTATCTGTGGGCACAGGGTATGTGTTGAGCCCTGCTTCAAGTGTTATGGTGCCTTGCTCAAACGTCCACATGTTGACACCGCGATTGGCCCAATCCGCAAACAACAGATTTAAAGACCGCCTAGCAGTCTTCAAGTCGTAGCCAGTACGTAACTCAGAACCCGCGCGTTCAAACGCCTCCTCAACCAGCTCGGTAAGGTCTAGGTTAAAACCGGAGGTGCCTGATGTGTTTGCCATTTAAAACACCATTTTACCGGATGGCCCGTTACGTTGTTCGTAATCATAGGGCTGTTCCGCGCGCATGAGTGTTTCTATACGGTTTGGCATCACCTGATCCTGCATTCTACCGTATTGTTTGGTGCTGTACGTAGGGTCACTTGGCTGGAGGGTCTGGGGGCCCATACTTTGCCTGTGCTGCATCATTTTGTTACGCAAGTCACTCATCTGCTGCTGGTAACCTTTGTATGTGTCATCGGGTTGAAAACCGTCATTAAAGCCGTCACCGCCAACACGGCGATCAAACCCACCCCTAGGACCGTAGGGGTTCTGCATTTGTGGCATACCGTAGCCCATACCACCCATGTAGGGGTTCTGCATTTGTGGCATACCGTAGCCCATGCCTTGCTGTCCGTAGCCCATACCGCCCATGTAAGGGTTTTGCATTTGTGGCATACCGTAGCCCATGCCTTGCTGTCCGTAGCCCATGCCTTGCTGTCCGTAGCCCATGCCTTGCTGTCCGTAGCCCATGCCTTGCTGTCCGTAGCCCATACCACCCATGTAGGGGTTTTGCATTTGACCGCCGTAGCCACCTTGCTGCGTGTCCATTCCGCCCATGAACGGGTTTTGCATTTGATACGGGCTGTATCCGCCTGTCATGCCGTACCCCATACCGCCCATGAACGGGTTTTGCATCTGCGCTTGTTGTTGCATCCCGTACGGGTTTTGCTGCTGCGGCGTTTGCTGCGGGCGTTGGCTGTACATAGTACGAGCATCGCCTAGCTGTGTCTGTGAATTTAAACTTTGTCCAAATGGGGACTGACCTTGCGCTTGCATCATTACAACTTCTCCGCAATTTGATAAGCGGCCAGCAGCTTTCGCAAATGCTCAATCTCAGCATCACGCGCAGCAAGTTTTTTAGTCAGGCTGTCACTCATATCCGCCCAAACAAATGCTTGGTGCACTCGTTCTTTATGGTCTTGACGCATCATTTCAAAAAGTTTTTCGCTAGCTTCAAGCTGCTTTTGAATAAAATCAATCATTTTCTAAATCCTGCGGTTTTCTTTGCAATCGTTTTTGGTTGCGATACAAACTGTTTACCTTCTTTTTTACCAGCTCTCTTTGCACGTGTTGTTGCAGCGTACTCAGCGGGGGTCAAAGCTTTAATTGCCGCTTCAGGCAAATAACGCTCCCCGGTCTTACTAGACGGTTTACCGGATTTAGTGCGCCACTTCTGCTCACCCCAATCCTTAAGGGATTTTTGAGGTGCTTTCACGTTAGTCCCTATACCCGCCGCCAGCAGCTTTGTATTTCTTTGCTACAAGCTGCGCTTTTCTGGCAGACCATTGACCCGCCCCCGTCCCCTGCGTAGCTGCGGCTTTTACCTGCGACACGATCTTCTTACGAAGGCTCGGTTTTGTGTAGTTACCGGCAGCATTTACTTTTCCACCCTCTTTGTACTTGGTGAAATCGGTATCGTCGCGGCGTTCTTTCTTAACACCTTTCGGCATCTTTTTGGGGTTGATGTCCCCCATG